CCGCCTCTGCCGCCGCCTCTGCCGCCCATGCCGCCTCTTTCAAAAATTCTTCGCTGCCTATGTCAACACGCTGCCACAAGGATATATTTCTATTGATAGCGGCGGTTACGTCAGGAAACTTTGCATTATCAAAATTTTCTAATGCACTTTTTAAAACGATAACCAGAAATGGGGCTTTTACTTCGCGCTCAAATCTTGCTTCGGTAACACCTAATGGCACCGCCTTCAAAAATACCTCCGCCCATGTTTTTGACTTTTTTAAGCTCATGCCTTCAAATAGAGTATCTTCAACTATTGCCAGCCATTCTGGGATTCCTAATTCTACAGGATATAGCGAATGGTCGTAATTCTCTAACGTGCAACCGACAGCGCACCCCTTGCCATTTTTCCAGCCGATACCGCGAATCAGTCTATCAGCCTCTTGGTGTGCATGAACACGAGTTATGTATTTATCTTTAACTGCTTGGTCGTTATGAAATGATAGCATTTTTATTCTCCTTCTTTGGTTATTTACTCGCTAGTTGATATGATGTTAATTTCTGCATCCGGCTATTCCACCCTGCTTTATGTTCTTTGTAATTAGGCAGCGTCTTATAATACGCCTTGCGTAGCTTGATTAGCTTGGCAGGACTACCCTTTGCCGCTTCAATCATTTCCCATGTTTTAGAATCCTTACCGTGATTTACGAGTGCATCAAATGCTACAAGTTGGAAGGCGGGCTGGTAACTATCCAGACGTTCATCCCAGTAACGTTCCACATAAATTTTAGCCGCTTTATGCGCGGTTAGCTTCTTCACGTTCACATCTTTGTTATAGCATGAGTTAATCCCGTATTTCGCATATCCACAACCATCCTTGACGTATTTGCTACCGCCTTCGATTTCGTGCATCACGTAGTCGATTAGAGCGTCTTTCGCGCTGTATAGCTCGACAGGTTGGGTGTCATCTTCTTCAGTGATAATATCAGCAATGCTCACCTGCTCTGGCTCTTTAAAATCACCAGTAACGAAGGCGAACATAACGAAGGCATAAGCTCCGAATCCAACCATCGCGCCGAGTTTAAGAGTGGTTGGCATAGGCTGTTTTTTCTTCTTGCGGTGTTTCATGTTATTCCTCCTCGTTGCAAGTTTCACAATAATAAATATCAGTTGGTTCTTCAGCTATATATGGCGGGTGAAAATATCCTTCAGGATAAGCATCAGTATCGCATAAGCACCCGCACTTTTGACATAGAGTCATGGACATATTAAAAATCCTCCGTAGCTGGTTTGTATTCTAGGCATAAAAGGCTGTCTATTTTCTCTTGTAACTCAAACATTTTCTTATGGTATTCTGCCATTTGCTTTTTCTTTTCAGCTTCCAGTGCATCAATCACCATATCAGTTGTTTGCGGTGGTACTGTGACGGCAACAGGTGTTTGCGCTATGCAGATATATTCGTTCCCGCTTAAATCACTATCATAGTGAGAAATATTGCCAATCTTCCAACTATAGTTAGAATGGTAGCAATAATGCGTGTAGATAGTTATCTCAAATTCTTTTGGTATATTGTTATATTCGTATTGCATGTTAAAACCTTTCGCTGATTTTCTTTGTTGTTGATTCACCAAGTATAAATTCTACGTCAATTACATCGCCGTCTTTTAGTTCGTGAAAATTTTCTGCAATGTAGTTATGCGCTATCTGCATGGTGCGGTCGTTCCAGTCGTACGAGTCATATGTGCTTCTGGCTGGATTGCTTAACATGCCAAGAATCACAATATTGTCATCTGGCTGGCATGAGTACCCCGCCCGCCGTAATAAGTAGCGTTGAGCGTCATTGCTTGGCTGTGGTTTGATTGCGTATGATGGGATGAATGTTGCTCTATCACGTATTTCTAATAATTTAATAATCATCTTACTATCTCCTTATTAAGTTTCTGCAACCCTGCACCGACACATAATGCTGTAAGCTCCGGTTTTAAATATCTGACATTTTCCATCGGAATCTCGGCAATAATCTTGCCAGTTCCATCATAGACAAACGCCATATTACACGGGGTTTTAGATATTCTGCATGTGCAAGTCATTTTAGTTTGCCCTTTCTTCTATTTTCACAAAGAAAACTCTGCTTTGTGGTGATTGATATACAGCTCCACCAATTAAGGCCACCGCGCCTTCTGCCTGCGTCTTATTAGCATAAGTTTTTGCGCTTCCGTCATCTTTCGCAAGCACTGTCACGCCGTTTTTTAAGGTGGTTGTTAAATACGCCATATTATCCCTTTCCGCTGGTTTAATTAAAATTCCATCATCAAGTATTTTCTTTACCGCTATATCTTCGCCATATAGCCGCTTTACATAAGCGCAGCATTCGTCGAGAGTTCCTGTAAACGCCGTATTCGCATTTAAAACCACTTTATAGAGGGTTTTCGGGTTTTGTGGCTTATTCATTGGGTTTAGCCTCCTACGCCTTTAAACAGGCTGTATCTTTCGCCTGCGTGTTTATATTCCAGCAAAATAGCTGCTTCCTCCGCTATAGGTAATTCCATAGGGAATTTTCGCACTGTGTCGGTATCCCATGAGTAATTCGCCCCATTGCATATTTTGATTGCTTCTTCCAGTGTATAACGCCCTGCATATTTGCTGCTTTGCGTATATCCGCATGAATTAGGCATCCACCAAGAATTATGCTCATTGCTCCAGATAAGGTACTCCATTACACCGCCTCCGTGATTAATTCGTGTATCTCATAGCCCCGGCGCGTATGTACCTTAAACAATCTGGAATATTCAGATTTATATGCCTTGCCCGGCTCGCCTTCCACCGCGTACCATTCAAGCTTTAAAGGGCGCAATAATTCCATTGCAGATTTAACTTTGCGCTGGATAGCAATCTTTTCAGCTAACGTAGCGGCATTAGGAAATTTCCATCCGCTATATTCACCATTTTTATACGTTCTATAAGCTTCCATCTAAAGCACTCCCTTTTCCTGTTGCCCGAATGCGTCTAATGCCTCAGCTCGTTCGCTTTCGTCATACAAAAACGCCCATTGCTTGCCATAAGAGCTATTAAACATCTTAGCGCGTGCTGATTCCCTGTCATCCGCTTCAATGGTAACGTAGCCGCCACCGTCTTTAATACATAGGCTTGCGTAGAATTTCATATTATGCACTCCTCTTTGCCTGATAGTTACAATATGCTACGGCTAGGCTTAAATCTTCCCAGCCACAATCGCCAACACTGGTTGCGTGTGTTATTCCATCTTTAAACACTGTGTATAAGCCTTGATGCTTCATTACCCAGTGCTTGCCGTTGCTGTGTAAAATATCTGATTCTTCAAACATAATATTACCCTCCTATATTCATTGTTAAAACTATACATACTATCGTCATTATTATTGCGGTTATGAGGTGCATGTTATGCTACTCCCTAATAGTTAGCGTAGATTACGGTATCAGCATCAACGCGGATAACGCTGGTGTGTTCTTCCAGGTCTTCAAAGCTGTCAATGTCGGGATAGCTGGATTTAACCTCATCTAATGTTGCTTCGGTATATTCACAACATAGCGCGATAACGTCTAAGTCGTAATTTTCGTCTAGTGCTTCCAAATAGTTATATAGCGTAACCAATGCATTATAGCTAAACTGGTCTTTTCTTCCCATGTTGCGGAAAGCGTCGATAAAATCGTTTTGTGTTATGGTCTTTTTCATAAAATTATTCCTTTTCTCTTGGGTTAAAATATTACTCTGCTAGTGCTTCTGGTATCAATTCTCTGATGCAAGCGTAAACATACGCTTTGTCATAAAAAGCCGGGTATTCAGCAACCAGTGTGCTGTTGCGTGAGTTACATTCTTTTGAGTGCCTTAACTGGATAGGTTTATTTTTACCACCTGTTATAAAATAACCACAAGGCAACCATGCTGCAAATTTAATACCGAAATATTCGGTTCTGGTCCTGCGGATTATATTTCTTAAGTGTTGTTCCCATGTCATCTCTATTACTCCTATTCTATCGGGGTTAGTGGGTTATAATCATTCAGTAGCTTTTCAATCTCATGGTTAGTCATTGTTTCAGTTCCTTTTTACTTAATAAGTACATCCTACCACGCTATAGGGATGTAGTCAACAAGTATTTTATCATTTTAATAGAATATATGTATTTATTTTACAAGCTATTGTATTGTATAGGTAATTAGGCAAAAATAAGGCAGATTATTGCCAATGAGTTGCGTATATGCTTAATAAAACAACTAATAGGTGGTTTTTAGGGGGGTTATTAGTAAGTAGTAAAGTGAATTAGTACATACTCATGTGGCAGGCAGGCTGTGGCTTTGGGGTATAATTAGTAATATAGTATATTTTTTTTATATAATAACTTCAAACCTCTTTTTATCAATCTTTCACCCATTGGGAATTATAATATATAACTAGAACACGACTATTTTACTAAATAGGGGTCAAAGCTATGGTGAGCCTGATGTATGGCTATGTAACTACTATTGTTACTAGTTACTAATTAGAGTAGCACTAGGTACGCGCGAGATTAAAAAATAGGCAGGTTGAGGAAAATCAACAACTTACATGCCTAATTTTTAGGCAATCATAGCTACAACTGGCTCTCATCCTCGGTTTAGCCTGTGGATAACTTTGCATATTGACAGTCAGTGCGAGCAAATGGTATAAAAAAGCATGGTTTATAACTACCCAAGCTATAAAAAAGGCTCACATAGTAAGATGATGGCAATGGCTGGCATGATTGAGCCGTTCATGACGCAAGATATAGCTGACGAACTATGTTATTATATGGCTGAGTTCGGCGAGCCGTTGGCGGTTGCCTGTCGGCGCGAGGGAATGCCAAAGTTGGAACTGGCGCGCAAATGGTTTAGTAGTAGCCCTGAGGCAACACAACAGCTTAATGATGCCAAAGAGCTAGGGGGGCATGTTATGGCAACGCGCCTCCGCGAGATTGCGCGAGGGAGCGAGGGCAGCACAAATGATGTTACCCGCGACAAGCTGGTGATTGATACTGACTTTAAGCTACTCAAAGCTTGGCATCCTTCCACTTATGGTGACAAGGTGGAGGCTAATGTTAGGCTGTCGTTGGAAGAACTGGTTATGCAGTCCATGAAGGTTGAGTCCCCTACCATAGATAATGAGTAGCTCTACTTACTTGCTTTACTTGTAGTGCATATTGCAACTACTCATTATATATATAGGGGTAGGGGGAGGGGTATGCACTCCCCCAAATAGGCAGAATGTGTAAATAATTCAATACCCTCCAATTTTTTTGCAATTTTCAGAATATAATACTTAACAAAAATTAAGCCTTGCAAAAATTTTACAAAAATTTTATAATTCAAGTATATGAGCAAAGTAATTGCAGAGCGATTAGCGGCATACCGCAATAATCCTGTATTAATGGTAAGGGAGTTATTTGGGGTAGAGCCTGACAAGTGGCAGGCTGATGTTTTGGATTCTTTTCGTTATAACCAGCGTATAGCGATGTGCGCGAGCAAGGGTGTGGGAAAAAGTGCCACTTTAGCATGGTTGGTATGGAATTTTCTTTTAACTCGTCCTACGCCTAAGATTGCGGTAACTTCTATTACCAGTGACAACCTTGCCAACGGCTTATGGGCTGAATTGGCGTATTGGCAGACAAAATCTCCGTTATTGACTGAGTTATTTACTTTTACCAAGACACGGATATTCAGTAAGGAGCGACCTGACACATGGTTTTGTGCGGCACGGAGTTGGTCTAAATCAGCTTCAGCACAAGAGGTTGGTAATACTTTAGCGGGGTTACACGCTGATTATATTATGTTTGTACTGGATGAGACTGGTGGTTTCCCAGAGGCGATTATGGCGAGTGCGGAAGCTGCGCTGTCGAGTTGTGTGGAGGGGCATATTGTACAGGCGGGGAACCCCACGCATTTGGAAGGGCCGTTATATAATGCGTGTCATAAGGAGAGGAACTTATGGTATATAGTAAATATTAATTCTGACCCTGACGACCCTAAGCGTTCTGCTCGGGTATCGGTACAATGGGCGCGGGAGCAGATAGAGAAGTATGGCAGGGATAACCCTTTTGTATTGGTGAATGTGTTTGGGCAGTTTCCGCCTTCCAGTTTTAATGCGTTGATTGGACCGGATGAAGTTCGGGAGGCGATGAAGCGATATTATAGGGAGCAGGAGTATATGGATGCTCCTAAGATTATCTCGGTTGACGTATCCCGCTTTGGCGATGACCAGTCGGTGATGACGATGCGTCAGGGGTTAATGATGTTACCGCAGGTTAAGTATAGAGGGATGGATGGTACGCAGGGTGCCTCCCTTATTTCTCGTAAGTGGAATGAATGGGAAGCGGATGGTTGCTTTGTAGATGACACGGGAGGGTTTGGGAGTTCATGGATAGATAATTTACGGCGGCTTGGGTATTCGCCTATAGGTGTTCACTTTAATAGTAAGCCTGCTGACCCTCGCTACTTTAATAAGCGGGCGGAGATGGCGTTTAAGTTTATAGAGTGGATAAAGGCGGGTGGTGTGCTACCGCATGATGAGCGGATGGTAGAGAGTTTAACGCAGACATCTTATACGTTTAAGGGTGACAAGTTAATGTTGGAGCCGAAGGAGATAGTGAAGGAGAAGTTGGGATATAGCCCAGACGAGTGCGATTCTGCAATGTTGAGTTTCAGTGAAGAAATTTTTAAAAAGGAGACTTCCATCTTTGACAAGTTCAATCATCCTAGCAGGCACAAATCCAACTTTGATGTATTTGCGAGTATACGTCCTGCTGCGCCGTCAAATTCCGGCTCCAGGGTGCATAAGTTTTAGAGATATAATAATATAAGGGGGATAGAATGAGAATGACGAGTGACCAGATATGTGAGGCTGGGATATTGCTATTTGGCGTGAAGGATTGGCGGGAATCGTTGCGAGCGGAGCTACATATAGCCTATGCTACTTATTATAAATATCTTGATAATATGCCTGAGAATTATGTGGATGAGATAGTTGGGATGCTTAAAAAACAGCGCAGGGAACTGGATATACTGATTAAGGATATATGTGGAGAAAGCCCCGCTTGATAATTCCTCTGGACAAAAACCTCTGTTGCTGTAAAATATCTTGAATTAACCTTAAAATTAGGATGCTCAATGGGAAGCATGTTCTCGTCTAAAGTTCCGATCCCACCGCCTGTTCCTCCGGCAGCGGCTCCTGCGACAATGGCTAACCCGCAGGTAGCACAGGCTGGTGCAGGGGCTGGTAAGAGGGCGGCAGCGGCAGGTGGTGCGGCAAGTATGATTTCGACTAGTCCGCAGGGACTGACTGCTCCGGCACAGACTGGCATGAGTAAACTACTAGGGTAAATGAATACATAAATATACCAGCGCAGTGATTGCGTCGGGTCTGGGAACATAGAATGGCACAACAGGAGTCTGGCAAACCAGCCGCAAATAAGGGCAGTCCTAAAAGCAAGGAAGCCGAAAAACTCTCCCACGCGCACTATGAAAATGCCTCTCCTGGACTTCTGGCACAGCAATCTGCTGTTCCCAAAGAGGATAAAACTCAGGAGATGAGAGACTGGCAGATACTCCGTGGGCATTTAGAAACTCGCCTGACAGGGTTATATAATTGGCGGCAGAGTTGGTGGGCATTGAATTGGTCAAACCTTGCTCAGTTTATCCTACCTCGTCGTAGTATTATGCTTACCCAATCGGTTGGGGGGCAACCGACCCCTAATAATATGATACGCGGTCAGCCGCTTAATGACTCTATTATAAATCCCCATGCCACCTATTGCGCCCGCGTGTGTGCGGCTGGGCTTATGAACGGTCTTGCCTCTCCGAGCAGGCAGTGGTTTAAGATGAAGCCAACCTCTAAGGATGTGGAGATAGATGCTGCGGGGCGGATGTGGATAGATGATGTTGAGCAGCGTATATATACTGTTCTCGGCTCTTCCAATTTCTACAACTCCTTTGCCCAAGAGTGCGAGGACTTAACTGTTTTTGGCACTGCCCCTTGTATTATCTATGAAGATAAAGAAGATGTGATACGCTGTTATGCCCCAGTAGTGGGGGAATATTTCCTAGCCTCTAGCTCAACCATGCGGATAGATGGCTTGTACCGTAAATTTGTAATGACTTGCGCCCAAGCTATCGACTTTTTTGGTGATTCTCTCCCCCCTGACCAGATAAAAAACCTGTGGCGGCAAAAAGGCGCGGCTCTTGACCAGGAGCAGATTGTAGCACATTCTATAGAACCCAATTTTGGGATAGGTGAGACTGATGCGGGGAAGCTCCCCGGTAACTTTACATGGCGGGAAGTATACTGGGTATGGGGTATGGGAGCGAAACAGCCTCTCGCCATCCGCGGCTTTGTTGAATGCCCCTTTACTGTGGCAAGGTGGGCTACTCAAAGTAATGATGCTTATGGTAGAAGCCCTGGGATGGATGTGCTGCCTGATGTGATGCAGTTGCAGCATGAGTGTAAGAAGAAGGCAGAAGCTATAGAAAAGCAGGTGAACCCGCCGCTACTTGCCGATATTACCATGAAAAATCAGCCATCTAGCTCGATACCGGGTGATGTGACCTACGTTGCCCACCTAGGCCCTGACCAGGGGATGCGCCCGATGTATGTAGTGAACCCTGATATTAATGCTATGATGCAGGATATACAGGCGGTAGAACAGCGTATCTCAACAGGCTTTTTTAATGACCTCTTCCTGATGCTTTCGGAGCAGAATACAGATAGACAGACCGCATATGAAGCGGCGCAAAAAGTCCAGGAAAAGATGCAGATATTAGGTAGTGTAATTGAGAACCTGATAACCGAAGCTTTAAAGCCAAAGCTCAAGCGCATTTATCAGATAATGAAGCGTAGAGGCTTTATTCCGCCGCCACCAGAGAGCATGAAAGGTGTGGCTCTTGATGTTGAGTTTATATCTATGCTGGCATTGGCGCAGAAAGGAACAGCTACTGGCGGGTTAGAGCGTATTGTTCAGTTAATAGGGAACATGGCAGCCGTATATCCTGAGGCAAAAGATAACTTAGACCCTGATATTTATATCCAGACCATGAATGACCTGCTTGGCAATACCCAGAAGATATTACGCGACTCTACGCAGGTTGCGGTTATTCGTAAAGCTCAAGCTAAAGCTATGCAGGAGCAGAAAATGCAACAGGATATTGCAGGAGCAGCACAAACCGCGAAAGTGGGAGCTGATGCGGCAAGCGTACTCTCTCAAACCCAAATTGGTGGCGGGGCGGATGCCTTGTCCCAACTATTTGGCGGGTAATATTCTTGTAAAAAATAATTAGAAAAAGGACTAAATATGGCTGGTATGACCGAACAAGAGCTGATAATGAAATTCTCTGCTGCAATTAAACGTGCGTCAGGAGCTAGTCGTGCTTTGCTTCATCATCAGCGTAATTGGGGCTACAATACCTTGGTTGATACGCTTGATTTAATAAATACTATGGCATTATCGGAGGCTACTAACAGCACACTCCGAGCCTCCTTTGAAGAACAGGTAAAACAAGGTAAGATATAGGTTTTTATGGATGGAATAGGTAATGAACTTAATGAGCATGAGCTTATCAGCATAATGCTTGAAAGCTTGCGTGAAGCGGCTGGTTATGCTAAGGATTTGAATAAGGTTACTAAGAATCCCCATTATGGAGATATAGCCCGTAACTTGATGGCTATGTCTTACCTTGCGGAGAAATTGGCTAAGTCAAAAGCAATGACAGAATCGGCATTGTTATCTATGGTAGATAGGGCGGTTGAGTTTAATGGCAGACAGCAACCTGTTAGGAAGAAGATAATTTTGCAGTAGCAATATGGCTGAGAAAAAAAGCAAGATATATAACGCCTCTGACCCTGAGCAGATTGAAGAAGCAAAGCTAGTACAGAAGTTTGAAAGCAGTGAGAAGTCCAAGTTTATCCAGATGGCTATGGCTACAGAGGGTGGTCGCCGCTTCTTCTATGACATCCTAGTCTTTTGCAGTTCTTTTAATACCCCGTTCACGGCGGATAATAACAAGACCAACTTTAATTGTGGCAAGCAGACTGTGGGCTTTATGATTATTGCTGATTTGCAGGCATCATGCCCAGAAGAATACCTTAAAATGTGCGCTGAAGGTCGGGGGGTAGCCTAATTATGGATGGTGAATATAATGAAGATGTGCGGGAATTTCTGTAGCTCATTAAGAGCTGCCTTTACATTATCAGTCTCTATTTCGTTATATCTGCATATAACTTGGGCAATATTACCATTATGTTCTTCTATGTATTGCCTCATTATAATCCCTTGACCAATAGCAAAACATACCTCATCATTATTATGCCCATTTTTACCAGCAAGAAACTTTCTTCCAGCTTTAATAGCATCTTTATCAGTTTTGAGGATTATCGGCATCTTTCATCCTAGCGGCGGTAGGCGGGGGTGGCATTTACCATATCTACTCTCTCATACCTTTCCGAAACATATCATATATTTCTTTTATATCTTCTGGGCTAATATTGACCTGATTACTATAGGTTTGATGCTTTTTGCGGAATTTATATGTCGCATGGATGTGA